ACCGACGGGATTCCTTGCACCGTGACTTTCTACAAGACCAAAAACAGGGGGGACCGCAGATTGTCCATCAGCGGGATCAAAAGACGAGCGCAAATCGGCGACCTTTTGGCTTTCGATTTCGTGAAAACCGGCGAACGCGACCCTATGATGGTTATTAACGTGACCGCCAGAATAGAGAGGAGAAAAATCAATGATTGTGGTTAATTTACAGGACGCGCTGCACACGATGGCGCACGGTCAAGAACTGCTCGAACACGTTTCAGAACTGTCTGCCATAATAGGCCGAAAGTATGACCAGATTGACCTGAATACGGATGAGGTTGAAGGGGAGCCTGATATAACCGTCTACTGGATGTACAATGAGAAACAGGATGCCGTGGCGCTTCAGCACACCGAAGATGAACCGACGGTCATCGTGGTAGACAAAGTGCCCGATTATCCAGCCGGCGCTCTCGCACGATCCGTGTCCCCCGAACTTTTTCTCGCTCAGTTGCGGGGCCTGGGGTGGGCCGAAATTCAATTTGATTTAGCGGGGTGAAAAATGGAATACACTTTATTTGTCGAACGCGATATCACTGAATTTGTACCCGTCACCGTCAACGTGTCCCTCGCGGACGTAGCAAAACGCTACGCCTGTACTGAAGCCGATGCCGAACAGTATGTCGGCGATTTTATTGAAACGCAGCATTACCTTGGTGAACTGGTTGCAAATGAACTGGGGACGCTGAAAACAAAAAAACAGTGGTACAACCACGACGGAAAATCGTTTTATAAGGCGAATACTCCCTACTATGTACGGAAAATTGTCCAAAGCATGACGGGTGAGGAGGTGGCGAAATGAGGGGCGTAATGCAGCGGATTCGGAATATCAAAGAAGTGCGGCTGACTCTGGACTTGCGGGATTTGGCTATTTTAGCCTGTGCAGCGGGATTTGTATTGTTTTTGGTGCTTCTGATGTTGTGGGGCTTGATTCACGGCGCTTAAACATTACCCCTATATAGTGTTTTTCCAGAAAATCAAAAAAAATAATTTTCATTTAAAAATGGCGTAATGACCGTAATGGCGTAATGCTTAAATCAAGAGACTGTGTTATAGGGAGATATTTTTGAATTTTATTTTTTTGAATTTATTAAAAAACACTTATACAGAGACCGTTTTTTGCATACCATGTCTGTTTGGACGCTTAACAAAAAATTAGGAGAAAATGCCTATGTCACCATTACGTCAACGTTACGCCATTACGCCTTCAGCCCGTAGGGAAGTGCGAAAACAGGCAAAACGCAAGCCCAAAGTGGAATTGAAGGACCGCCCCCTTACTCGGCAACAAGAGAAATTTGTACAGGAACTCGTGAATAACGATGGGTTCATTACACTTCGGGAGGCGGCTAAGAATGCCGGCTATGCCGAAAAGTCCGCTCATGTTCGTGCGTCGGAACTGATGAATCCGGAAACGCATCCGCATGTTGTCCGTCGCCGACAGGAACTCGAAGCCGAACGAAACGCAAAATTCCGGGTGACGAAAGATCGTCATCAGCGCAACTTGCACCGCATTCGAGAAATGGCTCTGGGCGCGGGGGCGTATGGACCGGCTGTGCAAGCAGAAGTGAAGCTGGGCCAAAGTGAGGGAAACATCTACATCGCGAAGTCGGAAGTTCGCTATGGCACGATTGATAGCATGGACAGGGACCAAGTGTTGAAAGCCCTTGACGAAATCAAAAATAGCTATGATGCTGTGGGCCATGCACAGTCCGACGAAACGCGAGAGCGACTTTTGGAAACAGATCAAGGCGAACCTACCGAAGGGGTGGACCGCGACGAGGTTGGAGACTTGGGCAACGAGGGGGGTTCCGGATCTGATGCTGTGCAGCCCGACGGGGAAGTTGCACCTGATTGAATTGAAAAAGATGTCCGGCAACAAGGTGTTGTTAAGTCCGCACCAAGTGAGCTTTTTGACGCGCCACCGTCACGCCAGTGCGTGGGTTCTGATCAAATCACATGTGGGCAAACAAAAAGATTACCGGATTTTGCTGTTTAAAGGCGCACAGGCCATCGCGCTGTCAACGGAGGGTTTACAGTCGGTCGAACCTGTGCTTAATCTAAAAAAGAAGCCCATCGAATGGGCCAAATTATTTGAGGAGATTGAAAATGATTGTGTTGGAACTGATTGCGAAATTCACGACGTGGCTGGAGGAAGTGAGGCAGCCGCCGGAGGTCAAAGCAGCCAAGCGCAGAAAAGAGGAAGAGAGACAGAAACGGCAGTGGGAGGTGAAACAGAGGCAAGCTCAGTACAATCGTGAACAGGGCTGGGAGTAGATTTGCAAAGGTATGGGATATGCCGTATATTCGGGTTGACCATAACTTTGGAGATTAAAAATGAAGTGGAAAGTGAGAATTACGCAATATTATTTGATTGAGAATATTGAGGCCGCGACAGAGGAAGAGGCGAAATTGAAGGCTGCTGAAGACTATGCGTGGGATGACCATCATAAGGAAACCATTCTGGACGCGGAGGAAGAAGATGAAGCGCGGGTGAAAAGGGAATTGTATGACCCGAAGACCGGTTACTATTTTTTTGAGGACTCCGGTCACACTCAACATTACCTTAAGTGGCAGGAACTTTACTACAACCACCCTTATCTAGGAGAAGACTAATGAAAACTAAAACTGTGAAAATTAACGTGCCGGTTGAAAGCCGGGTGATTTACGAGGGGGAATTTCCGGAAACGGTTTTTCTGCCTATGGCTAGACATGAGGCGGAGGCCTTTTTAGAGGAACTGCGAGGCCACCCTCACTTTGAACATCCAGACTACTCTGGTGTTCTTCGGTGGGTCGGTGACCGGTTGTTTAATGCGCTTCAAGGGACGGGGGGCCGGTTCGACCGAAACCCTGCGACCATGATCAACGGCCAATTTAAAAATGACTTGGAGGCCGGTTACCAGTTCGTCAGGGATCTTCATAGCGATTAGGCAGCAGCCCTCGCCGCTCTAGAGGCCCTTCGGGGCCTTTTTTGTGTGCGGCCTATTATAACTTGCGCCGGTATGCGATTTTTGCTATAAAGAGAACTGGGGGACAGAACCCCAAATTTTTTAACCAATAGGAGATTGCAAAATGCATGGACTTAATTATGAAAACGGCCGCTACTGTTTTACACGTGCGGCAAACACTAAGGCAGCGTGGCATGGACTGGGCGGTGAAACGCCAGCTAAAGCGCCCCTTAAAGTATGGCTGAAAAACAGCGGAATGGATTTTGAGATCCTTAAGTGTACTTCTGAATTTCAAGTAGATGAAAAAACGCGAGTTGTGGCTAACAAGAAAAATGCCAAGGGTGACGAGGTAGCGGAATATGCTGGCCTCATACATTCCCGTTCTCACAAAGTCTTGGACCAAGTCGGCGCGGACTATGTGGTTCACCAGCCGCGAGAAATTGGTGAAACTTTTCGTAAACTGTGCGATACCAATGGGTTCACAATGGACACAATGGGCGTGTTGGATGGGGGTCGGCGCTTTTGGGGCCTAGCCTCAAACGAAATGTACGGCAAAATGAGCGGGAACAGTGAGGACGTGATCAAGCCCTATCTTTTGCTTGCGTCCGGTTGTGGCATGGCAACGACGGGCCAGTTAACCACTGTTCGCGTGGTTTGCCAAAACACCTTGCATATGTCTCTGGGCGATACAGAAAGCCAAGTGAAGCAGCGCCACACTAGCACCTATAACTACGCGGCAATGGCACGGGGGCTAGGGCTTGAGGAAGCGTTTGGCTTGCATATGGAAACGCTCGAACGGTTGGCCGGTGAAAAAATTGGAACCGCTGAGAGTGTTTCCCTTATTTTGGATCTGTTTGCCGGTAAAGAGAACCGCAAAAAATTCGGGGATGATCTGAGAGAGTATCCGACTAAAACGCTCAACACGGTTAAGAAGATCGGTGAATTGTTTAACGGTCAGGCGCTTGGAACTTTTGATAATCAGCGTGGTACTAAAATTCAGTTGTTGAATGCGATCACTGAATTTGTCGATCATCATCAAACGCGAAAAGGCGCGGCCGGCTTAGTTCGCAACAGTAACACTACCAATGCGATCTGGTTCGGCTCCGGTGCTAAAACTAAAGAGAAAGCTTTTGAAAGGTTAGCTTTAGCTGCTTAAGCGGCCGCCGCCGCTCCACTATCTAGGGCCGCACTCGCGGCCCTTTTTGATCCACCGGGTTAAAAGCCGGATATTTGACGATCTTGGGCTGTATGGGATAGTATGCGAATTCTAACCATATGGAGATCGAAAAATGACTAATAGCAGTTATGTTTTTTTCAAGGGCCTGAGCCGGATCGACAATGATCCGATTGTTGGCATAATAACCGGCCTAAACAATCCGAGCCGGAACATCAAAACGGGTGAGATGTACCAAGTATATGTTTTTGTAGATAATGGGCTGCACCCATTGGACAACGTCAAAAGTGGCGCGGATGCGTCGATCTGCGGCGATTGTGATCGCCGGCCCTATCTCATTGAAACCGGCCGATCCGATCTGGATTTCCCGTGTTATCTTTTAAAAGAAATGGGACGCGCGGTGGGGGCTGTGTGGAAGTCTTACGCCGCCGGCAAAATCAAGGCCGTTTCAATGTCTAAGGTTTTAAGCGCGATCCGCTACTTTGAGCGGCCCCTTCGGCTAACTACGTACGGCGATCCGACGGCGATCCCGTTGGATATTTGGGAACCAATGATCCAAGCCGCTGCCGGTCATACCGGATATTCTCAATTCTGGAATCGTCCGGAAAATTCAGATTATAAGCGCTTTTTCCAAGCATCAGTCTTTACAGCTGAACAGCAAGCCGCCGCCGCTGCGCTTGGTTGGAATACTTTTAGATCGGACGATACCGCAACGGATCGAGATCTTGCTAGTAGTAGCAGCCGCCGGCGCTTCATGGGCAAAAAAGAAAAGCTTTGTCCTAATCCCATCAGCAAGATCAACAATCCGGATCGCCGGCCGATAACGTGCGCTAAGTGTTTATTGTGCGCCGGTACGTCAAAAGGCCGCGATCTGCTAGTGGCTAGCCACTAGGACGGGCCGCCGCCGCTCCAAGGGCCGCAATGCGGCCCTTTTTTTTGATCTTTTATAAGATATGTCCCATACTCTAATTTTTAACCATATGGAGATCCTAAAAATGCATGACGATTATTATATTGACGGGGAAAGTTTAGTTTGTTCACAACGGGTTCACTCTATCCTAGAAGATGCGCTAACCCGCTATATGGTCGGCAATTTGCCAGTAGATGTAACAGTTGAACATGTTCAACATATTATCGACGAAATAGACAAGCGCCAGTCTACCGACTAATGAAAAGCCGATATAAAAAACTAGGTAAACGATCCGCCGGCAGCCGCCGGCGGATTAATACTAAACGGGATCGCCGGTTATCGAACAAAGCGATCCGCCGTAACCAAAAGAGAGAGATCAATAATGCGAGATAAACTAATCAAAGTGACATCCACCAAAAACAACGGCCGGACCTATTGCCGGACGTTTCCGGCCGGACTGCGTCCTAGTGCGATCAAATACTACTTGAAACAACGCGAACACTACGCCGCCGGCAGATTGTCCGCCGTTGATGTCGCTAACCTTTACGCGAATGAGCGCGACAACAACCCGCCGCTAACCTTCACTATGTACCAAGGCCGCATTTACTAACCGGCAGCCGCCGCCGCTCCCCATTTTGGGCCGCATTCGCGGCCCTTTTTTTTGGCTCGTTTTATCTGTGGATAAAATTGTGGACTAAACGCGCACCAGGCTACGTTAATTTTTAATTAATTTAATGACTTACAGATCGCCGAAAATTGTGGATAAAATCGCCGGACCTTAAAAAGTGAGGCTGCCTAATTTCAAAAAGTGAGGCTGCCTAATTTCAAAAAGTGAGGCTGCCTAATTGACAGTAAATTAAGGCCGGCACGGCCGGCCCGTTATCCCTTAAAACGTTTTCGCGGCCGGTGGTCCTAGTGGGGGCCGCCGCCGCTCGTACATCCGGACCGGTGGCCCGTGATCCGTGATCCGTGACAGTTAATTGACGATCCGCGATCCGGTTAATGACAGTTATTGAAAAAAGTTTTTGCCGGCTGGCCCTTAAATTCTGATCCAAGGCCGCGCAGTTATTCCGGAAAAAAAGATCCGGACCGGTGCAGTTAATTAAAAAACCGAGATCCGGCCCGTGACAGTTAACGTGCGCCGGCGCGTGGATCGTGAATCGCGATCCGCCTATCCGGATCGGTCTAGGGTCCCCCACGAATCGAGTCAACCGGCTCCCGATAAATGGTTGATTTTTCTTTATTTTTTTTTCACACCCCCTCCCCCCCGCCGCTGACGGCTTGTGCCATGTTTTTCACGAACAAATCTGAAAAAAAACAAAGCGCTTTTACTTATGTATACATTCGTATATCCTGACCCCTGATTCGTGTTTCACGTGGAACCTTCTATGAACCAAGATGAGCGCATTTTAAAACTCCAGTTAAGGCTAGCCCAGTTAGATAAGATAGAGGCTTGCCAAGGTACGTTTTTGTCCTTTGTACAGGCTATGTGGCCTGAGTTTATTGTAGGTGAGCATCATCGAACGATTGCGGACAAGCTGGAGCGGATTGCTTCGGGAGAGTTGAAGCGTTTAATTATCAACATGCCGCCCCGGCACACGAAGAGTGAGTTTGCGAGTTATCTGTTCCCGGCGTGGATGATAGGCAAGAATCCTGCGATGAAGATTATCCAGGCGACACACACCACGGAGCTTGCGATAGGTTTCGGTCGTAAGGTTAAGAATTTGTTGGAGCGTGATGAATATAACGAGATATTCCCGGAAACGAAGTTAGCGGTAGATTCCAAGGCTTCTGGCCGGTGGGACACGAACCGTGGTGGGATGTATTATGCGGTAGGTGTAGGCTCCAACTTGGCGGGACGTGGTGGTGATTTGATTATTATTGACGATCCGCATTCGGAGCAGACGGCGATGTCGAACACGGGTTTTGACGATGCGTGGGACTGGTATACGGGGGGTCCCCGACAGAGGCTCCAGCCGGGAGGTGCGATAGTGTTGGTTCAGACGCGGTGGTCGGAGAAGGACATGACGGGTCAGCTTATCCGCGCACAGGCTAAAGATCCCAATGCGGATCAATGGGAAGTGGTGGAGTTACCGGCGATTATGCCGTCTGGCAATCCGTGTTGGCCGGAGTATTGGCCGTTACCGGATTTGGAGGCGGTGCAGGCGAGTATTCCGCCGAGCAAGTGGAACGCGCAGTATCAGCAGCAACCGACGGGTGACGACAATGCGATATTGAAACGCGAGTGGTGGCGCGTGTGGGATAAGGAGTCGGTCCCGCAGTTGCAGTATGTGATTCAGAGTTACGATACGGCGTTTAGTAAGAAGGAGACAGCGGACTATAGTGCGATTACGACGTGGGGTGTTTTTTACCCGGACGAGGGGACCACGCCGAATTTAATTTTGTTAGACGCGCAGAAGGGTCGTTGGGAGTTTCACGAATTGAAAGGTATTGCGTTAGAACAGTATAGATTTTGGGAGCCGGAAACGGTTATCATAGAGGCGAAGGCCAGTGGGTTACCCTTGACGCACGAACTACGAAACATAGGAATTCCGGTTGTGAACTTCACACCGAGCCGTGGTAATGATAAGGTATCGAGGGTACACGCTATATCCCCACTATTTGAAAGTGGTATGATATGGTCACCGGACAAGCGGTGGGCCGAGGAGGTCATAGAAGAATGTGCGGCGTTTCCTAACGGGGAGCATGATGATTTGGTAGACAGTACGACACAAGCATTAATGCGTTATCGTCAGGGTAATTTTATACAGTTACCGACGGACGACTGGGCGGACGAGCCGAGTTACGTCGAGCCACAGGTATATTACGGGTAATTAGTTTATGGCGACAAATTTAAATCCGGGGGCGCAAGCTTTTCTAGATCGGTTAGATCAAACGGTTGAACTTGCTAAACAAAAGGGAGCGGAACAGGTCGCCGGTTTAGGCAAAGCCAATTATTCATGGGTCACGAACCCTGATGCCTTGCGCGTCGAACGCGATATGTTTACGGCAAAAAACCTGCCTTTTTCGATAGCAGGGGTAGGTTTATCCAATTACGGTGTAAACGAAGACAATATTTTTTCCAAGCTCCAGCAGGCGCGTCAAGCTAAACGAACAAACACTAAAGACGGCGGGTTTTTGACGATCTATGACGGGATTATAGATCAGGCGGGTACGTTCAGCGATCCGGATCAGGGTCGTTTGATGCGCGAGTACATGGAAACGGGGTCTATTCCGTCGGGTTTAACGATGGACACGGTTATGCAACACATGGATTATGGGTTGCGGCATAACGCACGGAAACAGCAACGGAAGAAAAAAGGATTTTTTAGCGGCAATATTGGTGCCATTATCGGTGCGATAGGTGGCGCGACGATAGGTTTTATGGTGACAGGCAACCCTGCTGGCGCAATAGCGGGAGCCAAGGCGGGTGGTGCGGCTGGCGGTGTAGGGCAGGCCGTTAACGAGCATCGGGGTCTACTGGGTACGGCACTCGCGGGTATTGGTGGGTACGGCATCGGGTCGTTAGGTGCGAGTATTGGTCAAGCGGCCGCCACTACCTCGGCTAACATAGCGGCTCAACAAAGCATAAAGCAAGGTTTACTTACCAGCGCCAGAGCGGGTATCGGGTCGTTAACCGAAAGTTTAAAAAACACGTTATTAAATCCTGTCGGTGCGGTAAAAAGCACTTTTCAGGGTATGTACAACGATTTAATTAACCCCTTAGTGCAGACGGGTAAAGGGGTCTATTCGGGTATAGGGTCCCTTGCAAACCCCAACATGACTTTTGGTCAGGGCTTTCGGGCTGGGTTTTATGGTCCGAGTTCGGCCGGTATAGGGTCCCTTTCTCCGGTAAAACAACAGTTTGGTGTAGATGCGACGGGTCAGGGTTATACACTAGATACTCAGTCTGTTATAGACGCAAGTCCGAGTAATATTATAAAAACACCTGAATTTAGTGGGTTTGGACCGGATGGTACGATCAGTGGCTATGAAAGTGCTGTTTCAAACCCAAATCTTGGAATGGAAAACCTATTAGATCAGGCGGTTTATCCTACAAACGTTTTAGATCCTAATTTTGTAGGTCCGCAACTGCCTTATCATAGAACAGAGTTAATTAATCCACTATCGGGTCCTTTGCAAACCCCGGATATCACACAACCTGTTATGGCTACGGAACAGGTCACGGGGCCTATTCGTTCGGCAGGCCCGTTAAATACCGGCCGACCTCCGGGTACACGTTATAGAATGGTAAGAAGCACAAATGAAATGCTTCGGACAGGACAAGGTTTAAGTCCCAATCGTTTTCCGGGTGGTTATTTACCGGATCAAACCTCAACGCTTCCCACAACGACACAGGTAGGTACGTTTGATCCGAGTGCTTTGGACGTATCCGGGTATACCGATCAATTTATACCAACACCAGCGGTAGCGCCTCGTTTTACGGGTGTAGTAGGTGACACGCTTGCAAATCCGTCTATTCCTACCCCGCAACCTTATTTTGGTCAATTAGGCGTTCCGGTTACGTTAGCGGCGGGTAGCGTGTTAGAGGATGCGTTAAAGGTACCGGTAGAAGAGGAAGATCAAGGTCC